CGCTGGATTGGCATATGAAATTTTAGACATGTCTTTTTCTGGAAGTTTAGTCATCATGGCTCCTGGTCTTGGATCATGTAAAACTGGTAAGGATGTTTTATTGCTACATTTTAAAAAGAAAAATCCTGATATATGCTGATTCCAATGCGTGTGGCTATTATGTTGTCCTCCTCCTTTATGTGAAAATTCTTGAACCCAGCACTCACTAAAGTGGAGACTATGGTTTCTTAAATCAAATCCACACCAATCTAAAAATTCATAAGAACGTTGACCACAAAAATCTACAAACTGTTTAGCTTGGGGATCGGCGTTAAAAGATTCAGAATGATTAGACATACCAAAGTCATCCAGTGTTGCATTCATTTCTTTGTCCCTCTTTTTAATTGCGGGTTGTATAATTTTTTTTCTTGCGGCTTTTAAATACCGATCTGTTAGTTTTAACATCGGCTTAATAAATATTGAACAATCAGCAGTCCACACGGGAGTACCAAAATAGGAAGCGCTGGTAAATTTTATATGGCTCTGTTCTTTTTCCATCTTATTGAAACGGAAAGCCTAGATTCCACATGACTAGACTATACCTTACTCCTTTCGTTACGGGTTTAACTCGATGCCAAACAAAACTAGGAAATACAACTAAAGAACCTTTCGGTACAATTTCTTTACAAATTTTAGGCTCGGATTTTTGATCAGGGTCGTGTTGTTTAAAATCAAATTCTAATTCCCCGCCTTTATAGGTTTTAGGATCAGACAAAGTGAGTGTCACTGATAACTTTCTAATTTTTCCTTTGGTTGGACCTTCTTTTACATACGGTTTATTCCAACTATCACAATGCCAATCATAATATTGTCCTTTTTTATACTTAGTAAATTGACAGGATTCCGACCAGTCCCATATAAAATTCCATCCAGCATTCGTATTAGCCATACTAACATAAGGCTGAATTTCCTTATAAATCCAACGGTCATTGAACCATACAACATTAGAATCTCTTTTCTTTTTTAAATCTTTTATTTCTTGTTGGTTTAAAGGCTGTCTCTTTAAATCTCTATCTCTTCCCAAACCTCCTGTAATGGCTAATGTTTCCTTTTCTTTATTAGCTTTTCCATATCTAACAATCATATCGCAAATGCGTGGTGGAACCGCTGATTGAAAGTACCAGTAGTAATGAGCTAAATTCATAATCTACACTCTCCTCATTTGAGGAACAGGATATTTAACATCTTTACCAGTTACCTCAGTAAAAAATGTAATTAATGTTAATCTATCACTTTCACTCTTATCAGCATTTCTGGATGCATGCCAATTGGCACCATCAAACAAAACTAGTCTATTAAAATTAGAGAATAACTCAACCTTTTTACGGAATTCAGAATTACATTTATCCCTATATTTTTCCATCCGATTTAGATCTTTAAAATCTTTGTAAAATTTTTCCTTCTTTTTCAAAAATGCAGCGTCAGTATTAAAATGTTTTCCTTCATATAAACACGTGCCACTTTGAGGATGATCACTTAAATAAATAATTGAAGTGAACTCAGTGTTGGTAGCATCACTATGGACCCACCCTTCTTCCCCGTAAGTTTTGTAAGGAACACGCTGGAAATATTGACCCGCTTGCCAGTGAAGACCCCCAGTAATTAACACCTGTGAAGGATATAATAGCGCCAATATTTTTCGAGTTGACCAGAGAAAGAATTTGTTATCTGCTTCATGGAGAGGAGAAGTTCTTGTACCAGGCCATCTATTCTTAGGATCTCGCTCATATTTAAATGTCTTTGATAATTTTACTATAGCATGCGGATCAGTAAAAAAATTATCTACAATTAAAGTAGGCCACTGCATATTTTTCCTTTCCCGTAATAATTATTTAACTTCATAAGTACTTGTTAAAAAAACATTAAGTTGTTTTGATTGATTAGGTGTAATGAAATATTTTTGTGTACTTGGAAACATAATAAAAAAATTATTTTTCATCGGAATATGCCAGGTTTTATTAGTTCTCCGATTATCATCATATTCGATTACTATATCACAAGAGTTCTCTTCAACATCCACGCCATAAATGAAAGTATAGTCTGGGGAATTTTTTAAATTTAAAAGTTCTATGGTATTTCTTAAAAAGGATTGTTCTTTGGGTTCATAAACATTTCCCCAATCTAATTGAGGCACTAATCCCTTATTATATTCCACATTAAAATAATCCCTCATGTGATCTTTCAACCAACCTAGAGGTTGTGAGTAGGGTATTTTATAATCTAGGTATGAATAATCTTTGGAATTGTTACTTATTCTTTTTTGATGATTATAGGATTGAATAATACTATTTTTGATTTCTTTTCTCTTAATTTCAAATCCTTTGGGAGTTTCTATTTTCCCTGAATACAAATCTATTTCCGATAGTATCTTCTTTCTCATAGTCTATTATCCTTTATATCTGATCAAATTCCTATGTCAACATGATCAAAAAACTAACTTATAAAACCAACTCTGGCCTCATGTCGATTTTATCCCAAGATTGATCAGTTTCATTCCACTGATAAGCGTATTTCAAACACTCTTGTTCAGTTAAAGAAGGAGCATCACCAAGGGGTGAATGCCATTGAGCATCTGTTGTATTTAAAACCCAACTAGGAAAAGGTTTCGGATAAATAAAGATATCATTATCTTCGTCATAAGTCATCCCTATACCCGCATAATTTCCTCTTACAGGAGTTTTACCATTTATGTGTACACCGCCGCGTGTATTATAAGACGTTTGTATCCATAATGGATAATTATGTATTTGTTCTAGATACTGTTTACCTACTTCTTCATCTTCAACGCCAGAGGCATCCTGACAATCTTTGTCATTAACCGAATGAACGGCAATAACTTTAGAATTTAATCCTATTTTTGCAAAATGTGCCATAATTGTTATTGATATTTATACCTAATAATAACTAATCCTTTTCCCCCAGTACCTCCTGATTGGCCTGGATTTGGACAATTCGCATGACCTCCGCCTCCGCCGCCACCAGTATAGATTGTTCCGTCGGAACCTGTTATGCCCGAGCCTTGTGATCCAGCACCGCCTCCACCAGCGCCTGCACATCCACCAGCCGATGTAGTATAACTTTGATGACCTCCGCCACCTCCACCACCTCGTTGGACTGCTGCTGTTGATATGCTTGATGTGACTCCTGCTCCACCAGGGCCTGCCGTAGAACCACTTCCTGTTCCTCCAGCTGCTCCTGCTCCACCTCCACCGCCAGGTGCATAAGGTGAACTCGGTTGAGCATTTCCACCTGGAAAACCTTGATCAGGAGTTACATTAGGCGTATCGCCTGCTCCTCCTGATGTGCTTTGGTATGTGGCTCCTCCACCCGAACCTCCTGCGGTCGCTGAACCACTTTCAGTGGCTCCTCGTCCGCCTCCAGCGCTTGTAATGCTTGAAAAAGTTGAACTACTTCCTGCGATGGCTGTTCCAGTAGGTTGTATTCCCCCTGCGCCACCAGCACCAACCGTGATAGGATAACCTTGCACCGAAACAGTTAAAGCTGAACATGCCGCTGCTAAAGGCGACGCACTAGGGGCTAATGGATCCCCAGGGTCTTTTCCTTCTCTATATCCTCCTGCTCCTCCGCCTCCACCATGGGCTGCTCCACCACCGCCACCACCAGCAAGGACCAGATAACTTACATCATTTAAAGCTGCACATGAACTTACACCTGTAACGTTAAAAGTTGCATCAGCAGTAAATTTATGATTTTTATAACAACCACAAGTGCTTATACATCCTCCTGTAGCTACTATAAAAGAACCTCCTGTTACATCGGAAGTTGAGTCATTAACATCTTGCCATCCTTTAGTACCATCCACATAGATCATGGTAACAGCTTGTCCTTGAGTAATGAAAGTTGCATCACAACATGATCCATTAATTTTGGAACCCCCTCTACCGAGAGTAAGAGAATTACTATCCCAAGTTCCTGCATAATCTTTGAATCCGACCATATCTCCAGCCGTTGGAGAACTTGGAAGGGTTAGAGTAAGTCCTCCTGAGGTAGTATTCATAAAATAACCACTTCCTGCCTCAGCAGTTAAAGGAGAAGTCTTTGCTGTAGTACACCAGTCTATCGCACCTCCACCGCCAGCGGCGCAGGCTACAACCCCCGAAGCTCGGTATGGGTTATTTCCTATTTTTCCACTCATAAATTTTCCTATAATGTTTGATCTAAATAACTAATAACAACATCAACATCAGCAGAACTACCTGTTATCCCATAAAGTACATCGGTTGCATTCATAACTATTCTTGTCGTATGCTCAAAAGTTGCGTTTGCAGCTAGCGCTTGTGCTTTATAAATATAGGTATCATTACTGCCACCTGCTGGATCTAGATAAAGATCAAAAGTTTCCGCAGCTCCAGCCGTTTCACATAACGATATATTAAGTATCGTGTAAGTATGTCCCGATGCTGCTGTTAATAAAGTGTTTTCAGCGTTTGTCATCGCTCTAACACATTTTTCTTTTAATACTTCACTTGCCATATTTTCCTCCTATTAAAATCCCATTACTAATGCTTTGCCTGAAGTGGATACAGATGAATTCATTGAACCTTGAACATCTACTACTCCAGTTCCATTTGGAGTTAAAGTAATTGCTT